AGGATTTACAAGATGCTCACAAGTACGCGTCACCCGTGGATAATTTGTAAACTCAAAATCCCTCGTATGGATTGGGTTTGACTCTGCCCCGAATAATAAATGGGTTTGGTACGGCTTCAGTAGTGCCCAAAATCCGCACGCGGTATTTTTCAATTACGTTTGCCCAGCCCGTGACCGATCTGGCATCAGAAACAAAACCAAACACAGGCACAACGGCATTTTCAGCATATTGTGAAAACGGCTCGTTGTACCATTCTTCTTTTCGTATCACATTATTTTTATTGTCAAATATCCATTGCCTGACTGATAGTGTTGGCCTAAAAAACAACCATGGATGTGTACGCGGGTGATATTGATTATATGCTTTGGTTGGGTTGATCGCCTCAATTAACAGGCAGTCTGTTTGCTTCACGCGAGTTTCACCCACAACCCGCAATAGTGCCCCGCCGGTTGCCATGGGCTGAATTTGGATTTCAGGCGGCAACCCATTGTTATTGATGTAATCGGCACGGGACCAGGTGCCTGCAAAATTGGACATCCATGCATTATCACGCCACAATGACCGAAATGCCGCTTTCTTTTCCGCGTCACTAATTGAGGCGTTTTCTGAGCAAAGCCCATGCACCCAAAACTGAAGATCCCGTACAAACTTCACGGGCGTATCGTCAACAAATCGCGCTGTTGCTGGTAGTCCCTGCCCGCTCACGGCATTGTAGGCAATCCCGTTGCGAGTTGGACGGCTTGCCAATTCGTTGACCTTGAATCCTGTCCATTTTTGTTGATAGTCAGGATTGACAATGCAGTAGGTTCCAACCCGCGCCGGTGGGTTGTTTGTAATTCGCACTCGAATCATGACGGCTTTTTAACCCACTCTTCGCCATTGATTTTTACGGTCAATGCACCCTGATACATGTTTACCTGTAAATCAAGGTCTTGGTACTCAGTAGGGGGGGTATCCGTATCGCCTCCATTGTCAGTTGTGTTTGTTTTCAAATCCCGACAATATGGCACGCCCTTGTGGATAATGGCAACCCAGCCAGGTTTTGCCAATGCCACACCATTGCTATGGGTAGCGTGCAACCAAATATCACCTTGTTTTACTTCGGGACCATCGGCGGGTGCGGTAAAAATTTCATCACCTGCAACCGCAGTATTTGCCATAAATGAGGTGATGGTATTGCTAAAAACATTGTGGTTATCCCGTAGTCGGGTGTTAGTGTTGATTACAATTGCTTCATATTTACTCATGGTTTCCTCTGGTTTTTGTGTTTCTGTGATTTTGTATCTTGCATTGAATTCATCTTCAGTGCCGTTGAAATAGTTTAGATCGATGTTCAAACTTTCCACACCGTACAATATTCCATTGCCATTGTCTGTAAATTGCCAAAAATCCCAGTGTGACCATGGGCGGGGAATTTGCGGAGTAGTCGAGTTATACGCGGCAATCCATAGTGGGAATTGTGCAAAGTAGGCAAGGGACGCAGCGCCTATACCACTACTGAGTACCATTTCTGCCCAATAGTAATAACCTGTATAAATTCCAATTTCTTTGTTTGGTGCAAGTTCTTGCAGGCGGGCAATAAAATTGTAAAAATTTCTCCAGCCTGTATATGGTCCGTTGTATTTTTCCTCGAAGTCACACCATAGCGGTAATTCCCCAAGGTCATTGCCAAGGGTTTTGATCCATAACTCAGCCTGTGCTTTGGGATCTGCCCGACTGTCATAAAACCAATACGAGCCACGCGGCAATCCCGCTGCTTTTGCTCGCTGCCAGTGAGTTGCAAAATCTTCGTCAACCCATAGATTTTGTCCAACGCGGATATTTACAAACTTTGCTTGTTGTGCCATAACACCAAAATCAACACCTCTGGGCGTGTCGTTTCGGTCTTGGTAAAAACTAATGTCCGGACCAATTACATTCATTTACGGCCTCCAGTCGGAAAAGTACACACCATTTAGACGTAGCGCAAACCAGTGGTATTGGTCAATGCCGCCCCAATAGTTTGTGCAATCTGTCCATATCCATGAAATGTGATGCCTAATACCTGGGTCTGCATACAAATTGCCAATTGACCTACTGCCCGTGGTGTGATCCTCACGCATGTTTAAAGACTTTGGATACACATTAAGTTGCACATCCTTAGCTACTGAGTACAAGCCTGGGACACATGCCGCCGGTGTATTGGTTTTTATTGCAGTAGGTGACGGTGTAACTGTTTTTGTTTTTATCGGTATGGCACTTGGTATGGGAGTTTGCCCACTGGCAAGATAAACATTTCCAGTCAAAACAATATTTTTGTTGCGAGGCTGGGAGGACGCATAAACCCTTGTGGATGTATCATAAAAAGTATTGTTGATAATGCTTAGTCCATCAACACCACCATTGGTATATTGACTGCCCCAGTATTTAGCAGCTTTACACCCATAGGATGTATTGTTTTCAATGGTTATATTTGCCGCAATGGAAACACCGCCACCGCCCCATTTTGACAAGTTTTCATCACCCACACCAAAGGATATCGCCGGACCACCATCACGGAAAAATGATGCATCAGGGCAAGAAGCTGTATTGTCTTGCACGGTGACATTTACACTATTATCAATGTAAATGCAATATGACCAACAATTTTTTAGAGTGTTGCCAATTACCACCGCGCCAATGGTTTCAGCCGTATCTATTCCTTCGCCATAGCAGTTGGTAATTTCGTTGTATCGTATTTCGATGTCAGATGTGCCAAGCTCTGCTTTTATGCACGATCCCCAGCCGTTTGATGTGGATGGGGGATAGTTTTCGAGAATTGAATTATTGATCTTTGAGTAAATAACAATTACGTGATTTGGCTTGCATCCACCTTTGGACGCCTGCCCAATACGTATTGCATGAGACTGGGAATTTTCAACATTCGCCATGATTATGGCGTAGCTTGCGCAATCCCACACGGCACTATAAGTAGTGGCGCGCAAGTCATAGAGTTTGTATTCTTGTGCCGTGCCACTGGTTTCAAGTAGCATGACATTACTACTCAGTAGTCGGCCTGTTGCTGGTACATGAGGTGGCAACTGATAGGCCGTCAACAAATATCCAGCCAATGCCGTTGCCGTTAGTAATCCCGTGATGGTAGCAATTATTTTTTTATTCATTTTATAAATACGCACACACTAATTTGACAGTAAGAGGCGCATCGGCATTTGCCAAATATAAACTAGCCATTCCAGCCGCTAAAGCCTTTATTACTACATAATAAGTAGTTTTTGAAGTAACAGTAATTATTTTTGTTTTAAATACACCTGACATTGCCTCTACAACTGCCGACGCAGTAGAAACATAGTCATAAAACGCTGAGGATGCTTCAGTTTCTGTGATGCTGCTGGTAGATGTTGACAACCCTACCGATCCATAAACTGTATTTGTACCTCTTCCCCCAAATACGCATGACAATGATGCACTCCATACACCAATGGGACATGAAATAGATAAACTGCCAGGGTTGTAATAACTGCCATTCGTGGGGCTTGCTTGTGATCTATTGGTTGTATCCGATAATGTCACAGTCCATTTGTCCGGTGACATCGGAAAACCATCAGGGCTTTTGACTTTGCTAATGTAAACCGCTGATATTGCACTGTTGCTCATTGTGTAATCGGTGCCACAGTAAATATCTACAGGGGTGCGATTGTTTCCGCCGTCATAACTGCCAACCTTGACAATAAAGCCATATTTCACGGCGCTTGAAATGGTGCATTTGATTTTATTGCCTAATTTGTAATCCGCATTGGCAGTGACATTGCCACTGACATACACTTGGTACACCGGTGCATCAGCGCTTGCGTATGTCCAAGTCTGTGATACTGATTTCCAGCCCGAAGATAATGCCGTGTCAATTGTAGTGATGTCATCTTCCATGTCAGATACTTTTGTATCTAACCCGTCGATTCCATCTTCAATGTTATTCATTTTATCTTCATCTACGCTTGTGCCCGCTTGCGTCACACTGGTTGCAAGTACAATTTGCATGTTGGATTTGAACGCCGTGCCGCCATTTTCTTTGATGTCATAGCGTTCTGCCCCTGACAAAATTTCATTTTGCCATGTGTTTTTAGTGTAAATTTTTGTCATGATTACTCTCCAATTGCTACCCAAAACACGGTGATAGTCATATTTCTAGCCGGATTTGTAACAGCGGCTTGAAATCCAGTTGTTGTAATTGAGTATGCTGTTGGTATTTGATAATTACTTCCTGGTAAATCTTCCGAAACAGGAAACACAATCGGTTTTTTTGTAAAGGTTGTGTTAAAAGTAACCGATGTTGTGCCGGTGTCGTTACCGCTGCCAATAACTACGTCCACAGAGCCAACTTCTATTTTCAGAGTGCCACTTATCGAGTAATTATTACTCCCTGGAGATGTCCAATCGCTAGTGCTTCCACCTTGACGGCTTGATAAAAACAACAATCCTGCAAGTGACAACCAACTTGGAGTTCCCCCACTTGTCATTTTCAAAAAAGAATCAGCCGACGGTTTGGTTAATGCCGCCCAAACATTTGCAGCCGTTGAATATAACAATTGACCAATGGCAGTAGCAAGATTTTTGGGAATTGCCGCCTCTGCGGTTTCCTGAGCGGTTTCAATTCCATCCTCCATATAATTTAATCGCTCTGCATTCACAGGCGACCCAGCAGTAACAGACGTGACAAGTTCAATTTTTGCATCAGGGGTAATGTCACCGTCCGTTGATTCTGATATTTTGTATCGTACCGGTGTTGATGCTGGTACTTCGTCTGTCCAGGTTTGTTTTGTGTACGGCATTATGCATATCTCCTAAATCCATTATTCCAAGTTAATCCAGTGCCAGTTTTTGCAATACCAGTGCGGGCACGACGTACAGGTGACAATGATTCTTCGACCCATGTATATAATCGCCAGCGATGTTGATACATGCGGATTTGTCCAACACTGGCAACGCCACAATAAATATAATAATTAGGCACTTTGCCAACGGACGCAAATATTAGATCAATTACTTGTTCCCATTCATTTACATCCAAATAATCAGGTGACGGCGCACCGCTTCCCTCTTTCCAATCTGAAGCAATCTCATTTAGTCCAGTAATAGCGGGTAAATTTGATTCAATGCGGAGGCGGTCAATATTCGCCAAAAGTGTATTGAGCTGGGTCACGGTTGGAATAGTAATAATGGTCGGCTCTGTAACAGTATCAAAAGTTATATTGATGCTGAATAGAAAATCAAGCAATGCTTTTGTAACCTGTGTATTGTTATAAATCCGCTGCCAATCAGCAACATTGAAAAAAGCCTTGACTGTCAAGTTATCAATGTCGCTTTGTGCTCTATCGGTTATTGGCTCTGTGTATCTCATTCCAGCACCACACCTACAATTTTTGTTTTAGCGGTAAACCCATTGGCTAAATCAATTTCCATTTTTTCCATAACGCCGCCAATTTCACGGTTGTACAATGTTTCCACGCTCACAGATTTGCCAGGTTCCACAGACGGCGCATATAATTTCACGTCCTGTTGGTATCGTTGCTGATAATAGTCATAAACTCGTTGTGCAATAGTTGCCGCATTATCATTGTGTATCAAGGTAACATTTTTAATGGTTACTGTCCGCTCTGGTGTATCTGCGTCCAAAGCCCCATTTACTACTGAGTATGAGGTTTGTGTATCTTTGTAGCCCAATCCCGAGAGCGTCACAGTGCCAGTGCTTGCAACTGTCAAAATGGCATAATTCGCGCCACTCTCAGAAATTGTTGCACCCGACACGCTTAATGATCTGTGCGGCTCGCTAAATTTGATTGTATGAGTGCCCGCGGTCAATGTGCCATTGAATAAAGTTGTGCTTGTGGCATCATTAATGTAATTGTGCGTGGTAACTTCTACACCCGTCACAAATGGCAACAAAACCAGTTTTTGATCTACGCCCTTTTGCGCTTTTGTGATTGTATATTCATATTCGGTGTATTCGCTTGCAAGAGTGGTTTTGATAATCCGAATCACACCCGCACGCGAGCACGTAACATGCGCTCCAATTGCAAACGCGATTTGCTGCAACGCTTCACGGTATGTACAAATCGGCAACCATCCCTTGATTTGTTCACCTATTAATTCGGGATCTAATTCATAAGGTGCATTTACAGCGGTCAAGATTTCATCGATCAAATCCTCTGCATTGATAGCAGTTGTCCAAATACCGCCTAAATATTCAAGCCCATCAATTACGCCAAATCTATCAATGGCCTTGAATTTAATTTGATTGTCTGTAGGGTTTTCCCAGGTGCTTAAGTAAAACTGCCCAATATAAACAATTTCACTGTTTACAAATTCGTATATGTCCAACGGTTGATTTTCTTTGAGTTTTGAAAATGCGCCCGTAGGGTTGATAATGCTGAATTCAGAATCATTTGAAAATAATGACAACTCCAATGTGTCAATAGGTAGTTTCAAAGATATTGGGTGTACTTCTTGCACCACAGTAGCTGTTTGAATTGCAGAGCCTTCAAAAGTAATCAACGTGCCAAAATCAATGCCCGTGACCCGTAAATATCGGTACGGCTTATTTGTATTATTGAAAAATATAATAATTTTCTTTACACTATCTACTGATTGATCCGTTGAAAATTCCCAGCTATCAGGTTCAAAACTGTCTGTGTAAATTAAATTATCCTCAGTGTCATAATACCCAATGTCTATGTTGGCTGCATAATCATCTGTGTACCGTGAAAACCTGATAGTAATTCCATCAATGGACTGGACATTTTCAAATGTGATGCTTAGTTCTGGACTGACTGCAAAATTTCCGTTTTCATCACTCATTGAAAGTGACATCAATCCCACGTGTACAATATCGTCATCCACCGGTTTGAATTTATACCCACCATCTAAAACCCAAAAATCAGGCTCATAGGTAGCATACGGTTTGGTTGCTACATTGCCTGTTTTTAAATCAGTCACTTTTGAAAATGTTTGTACATCGTCACATGCAAAAGTTGCACCCAACTTCATCGACAATGCGTACAATCCAAAAGTAACACGCGGGTAAGTGATAGGCATTATTCCGGTGTCCTTGCAGGTTCTTGGGCGATGAATGTCACAGTAAGATTTTTCCAGAATGTTTTTTCGTCGGTTTCTTTTACCAACTCATCAGACACGCCAGAAAAATATGCTTGAAATGTGAGGGGAGTACCATCGGCATCTGGGACCGTGACTTCATGAAATTCCACAGGTTCTGTGAGTTTGTCCCAAAGCGCCGCGTACTCAGTAGTATTGTTGCTTCTGCCAAATGTCAAAACATAGTTGTAATAGACACCGATCAACTCACGGTGTAATATGCCGTCCTCTGTGCGCTCTGCATATTTGTCCAAAAACTCAGCGGTTCGACGCACGCCTTTGACGGGTATATCGTAGGTGGTTTCGTCAATGACTATCAATCTACACCTCCCGTGAAACTTCCACCAACGCGTGAATTTTCACGGTCTAATTCTGGCTTAAGATTACGTACCAACTCAGCCATTGAACCCGTAAATTTGATAACAACGGTTTGTTGACCATTGTTGCCAGGCTGGGAAGTTGCCGCGGATGTGTTGCCTGCAAATCTATTTGCCATTGTTGCCGCGGGCGGGGCAATTGAACCGGTTGCCATTGCGGGTGTTTGTGGAGATCCGCCAAATCCGTTGCCGTCCAGTGTTGTGCCAATCCCGCTGCCCTGTCCGGTGATGTCGGCAAGGGTGGAAATCAACCCATTGATTGTGTCTGTAATGCCACTGACAATGGTTGCAATAAAATTGCGTATCCCCTCAAATACTGAGTAAAAACGATCTCGCACATATTCAAGAGCACCGTCAAATGCGGTCTTGATAGGTTCGGTTATATTCGAGCGAATAAAATCAATGATGTTTGTGAAAATGTTTTTTACACTTTCAAAAACAGAATTGAATTTTTCAATAATGGGCGCTATTACATTTTGACCAAACCAGTTGGTTGCCGTACTCCACACATTTTGAATAGCTTCCCATGCGCGTTGTGCTGCTAGTGATAGTATAGGCCACCATATAATAAGTGCGGCAATGGCACCGATCAACAACAAAATCACACCAATGACAATAAAAACAGGTGATGCAATTACAGCTATGGCCGCCGCAAACAAGCCAGCTACGCCTGAAGCAATCGCGGTGATGGTTGTCCAAATGGCAATTACTGCGGTGACAATATTGATAATTACAACAATTGCGCCAATAGCCAGGGCAACAATGCCAAGGATTTTTGCAAAGGTTTGGAATTTCTCAGGATTTTCTTTTATCCATGTGGCAAGGTCATTGAGTCGATCTGCAAGCCAATCAAGGAATTCAATAATTTTGCTGCCGGTCCACTCTGCAAGAGGTAGTAAAAACTTATCCCAAAACTCTTGCCACACTGGGGCAAGCGCCTTGAGCACTTCATTCAATACATTTGCCGCGGCTGCCAGAATATCCAAAAACGCCGGTAACGCATCGGTGATAACCCAGGCTCCCAACGGCAAAAGAATATTTTCCCAAGCCCATTGCAAGCCCTCCCAAATGGTTTTGCCCAATGGCTCCAATGCTTGTTTGAGCCGATCCCATGCGGCAATTACTGGCTCCAAAAATTCAAGCATCTTTTTCTTAAACTCTTCTACGCTTGCCAAAATGTCAGGCGGGATTGTTACATTTGGCAATACGGATTTGCCGCCGTCCTTGCCTTGATTCAACACATTGATTTGATCAAATGATGCAAGCGCTCCTTTTGCGCCTTTGCTTGTATCCTCAGCCGCCGCCGCGGTATCTCCCATCAAATCTTTGACGCCAAACAATGCCGAAATAATCGCGGTAAGAGTTGTCAGCATTTGTGTCAACCATTGCACGGCGGCAATAATATACGGCTGCATGGCAACAAACAAATTGAGCACTACATTAGCAAGAGCGCCCTTCAATCCCTCAAATGAGTCTTTGAGTTCTTTGATTTTTGCGCCCGCGCCGGTGCTCATCAAGTCAAATGAGTCCAAGGTCTTTTTCACAAAATTGATAATTGCCGCACCTGAAAATGCCAACCCCAATGCAGCACCAACACCTTTAATTGCACGCAAAACACCACCCATGCCACTGGCAATGGATTTGGTGCCTTTGTTCATACCCTTGGTGTCAACACGTGTATCAATATTGATACTACCGTCATAATTCATTTTTGCTGCCTTTTCAATTTCAACGCTTCGACCTTGCGCAAAAATTCAGATTCAATTTCTTTCTCTTCGAGCGTTCTATCATCCACGCGGTCAAGTTCGATTAAGTCGCTCATTTCTCGGGCGGCTGCCATTTCTTCCTTGGTTGCTTTGCCTGTTTTCACTCGTTTGCGCAATCCAACCAACTGGCAGAATGTTGTATCAGGTGACAGATCCATGAACAGTGCCAGGAATGTCCACCAATGGAGTTGTGCCGTACTCAAATCAATGCCGTGGGTTTGCCGAAATGCTGCAAAAATATAGTTTGCATCCTTGCTAAAAGAATAAACTCTCACGCCATGCGCATTGTCATTGGATTCCTTGCCGCCTGCTAAAAACCAATTAGCAGTTTCCAATGCGGCTTGAGCGTCATCCGGCACTACTGAGTACAAATTTGTTAAGAGTACGATTTGCTTTTCCTGTGGCGTTAATTCGTTATCTTCAAACGCCATAAGGATTTTTAGACACGTGCGAAAATCCCAATTGATCTGGTACTCAGTAGTGTTGATTTCTACCGTTTCCGGCGGGGCATCAACTAAAAGATTTATTTGCGCCTCGGATGTTTATTACTGTATTGAGCAACTTTGTCTGTGCGTGCCTTTTGAATAAATGGCAAGATGCCTTCAAAAAATTGAGCATACGCATCCATAACAAGAGAATCACCAAATACAATCGTACTTGTGCCAGGTCCGAAAAGAGTATCGATCTGTTTGCGGATGAATTCAGACGCATTTTTCAGAACAGTCAAACGCTCTTCAAAATTCACAGGTACGCCGTCCTCATTGATTGCCTTGTCATTTTCAAGAGCCTCAATTTGGTTTTGATATTCTGTCAAGGCTCGTTTAAAGTCACCCATGAGGCGGTAAAACTTTTCCGCAAACAGCGCATCATTGGGATTGAACGCAATCACCCGCTGTGGGTCATCATTGATTGCTAATCGGATTTCACCGGTATTGACTGAAATACTTTGCATAATGGTTTTGCCCGCCCATCACTGAGCGGGCATCATGTTAAGAGGCTGTGAAAGCGCCGTCACTGACATCATAGGTGCCAAGTGTAGGATCACCCACAAAATTGATGGTGTAGCCGATCTTGTTTGCTACCCCACCATCACCGCCAAAATCATCGATCTGGATAGATACCGCTTGCTTTTCGGCTGGGTATTTGTCTGTGCTGGTTGGTGTCTCGTACATATACACCATCAGGATATAGGTTTCAGCGTCATCCAGTGTTGCACGTGTGCGGCGAAGGTTGTCGATGAATTCAAAGACCGCATCACCGTTTTTGCAAACCTGTGAAATCGGCAAAGTGGGTGCATATTTTTCCACGCTGATAGTAGCGTTGTCCTCGTGGATGTTGGTTTCACTGGATGTCTCGGGATTGTATGCAACCGTGCCGGTTGTCACACCATCACCGATCAATGACCAAACATCGGGACCGGTATCAGTCAGTAGGAATGTCTGAAATTGTGAACGTTTAACTTTTGCCATTGTTACGGCTCCTGTTCGTAAGTCAACTTACATTGGATTTGATATACACCCGTACCGGATTCACCTGCATCTAAAAGGTAGCCCCAGCCGAGTGCTTCGATTTTTTCAGGCGTCATGCCAGCATCAAGTGTCGGCAATGTTCCTGCTTTACTTTGTGTTTCAAGCCATTTTGCAAATGCTTCAAAAAAACCAAGATTTTCAAGGCGAGTTGCATCGTCTGCGGTAAATCCTACCAACTCAAATGCAAATGGATACTCTCGTGTGGTACTTTCATCAAGATAAGTTTCAACAATCCGCGCCCCAGGTAGGGGAGAGATTGCATACTGAGTAGGTTCCTTGCCGATGTAGTCAACCCACACCGGTGCATTTGCTGCCAATGAGCCATAGGTTTTGACATATGTTTGTATGGCACTAATCATGCTCATTGGGCATCACCTGCAAATTTCTTTGCACCCTTCACAATGGTTTCACCACGTACTGCTTTCATACGTTCAAACCAGTACCGCCCGCGCAATGCACCCGCTTGCTGAGTGCCAGGACGCCGCCCGCGGTAATATTGTTGTTTGGCATAGGGCGTAATCCATGACACCATACCGCTGCCAATGACCGTGCCCAAGATACCGGACTTAATCAATGTGCCCGTGAGCAATGGCGTAAATGGCTCTGAGTAACGCAGCACTTCCGAATCAACAAACTTTTGAGCGGCGGTGAATTTCTTTGTCCAACGTGGGGCAAAGTTGGATTTGAATTTCAACTCTGCCTTACCATTGGCATCAAGCACAATTGCACCGCGGGGTGTTTCGATTTGGATATGGTTACTCATTTACAGCCAACTTCCCAATGTTGCACGTTTGGGCTGCCTTGATCCATGGCGTCAACGGATGAGATAACAACAACGTCATCATAGGCATTTCGTAAATCAGACAAAGAGTACTCAGTAGTAATCTCTTGTGTGACTTCGCCACGTACAATGACATCACCCTCTTGCAATGTCCAATTACCGGTTTTGGTAACTAGCGCTTGCCATGCCTTTGGCTTCAGGTAATCCGCGCCGCGTTGCATGGGGATAAACACTGTAGCTACATTGGACGCCAGCACACCGGTGGACCGTCCACTTACTGCTTTGGTCGCTTCCCACACAATATTTTTGATAACCGTGCGTTGATAAGTTTCAACGCGACTGACAAAATACCGGTTATAGATCGTGATGTGCCCGTTAGGTATCATCGTCACCTTCGTTTCCATACTCGCCGTATGAAAAGCCAGGGAACATTAATTCTGTGGAGTTAAGCCACAACTTTGCAGCATCTTCAATTTTTTGCTGATTGGTGCGGGATCTGCTAGAGTTGGCACTATAGGATACTGAGTATCTACCCTGTGACTCGGAGGCAATGCCGTCAACATTGTCATTGCTTTCTTGCCGTTGGATTTCTTCAGCAATGGCGCATGTAGCGTTTTTGATCGCGGTGACGTCGGCTTCTGGTTCGTCTGCGGTGATGATTGCAGCGGCGCGATTAAATGTGATGTTGTCGATTTGTGCCGACGCTCTAAGAGCCAGTCGGGGAAAATCAGCCTCAGCAATGGCATTGCCAAGAAACTCAGTGCTGTAGTAGGTGAAATCTGCGTATGACATACTGAGGCTAATTTCAAAAGTTACGCGGAGGCAACGCCTTCGACATAATAAATGTAACCGGTGAGTTTTCCAGCGGTCAGAATGGAAGTACCCACGGTACAGGTGATCTCACGAGCGGCGGTGCATTTCACGCTGGTTGATTCAGGCGTGTTCGCCTTGGGGACAATCGCCTTGCGTCCGATGGTGGAATACGGGGCACCGCTCACGGCGGCGGCGGAAATGATGTCATTCGCGCCTTCGACCTTGATTGCAATTGTGCCGTTGTTAGTATTCTGCGAAGTAAACGCGGTGTTCACATCCACAAAACCACCAACCACAATGGCATGGATCGGAAGGGTTACGCCAGTGCCATGGGCACCAACGGCGGTATTATCTTCGCCAGCGCTATCTTCCCCAGCGGTATCGAATTCAAACCGCGCCACACGCAACACACCAAGACCAACATCAGTGCCAAGCGGCATAATGTCAGCAAAGTTGTCATTGACATCCTTGAGCATACCGCCCGAAGAAACGGGTTTGAGTGTCATGATTCACCATCCTTTTTGGTGGTTTTCTTTCCATCCGGCTTGACTTCTACCGGTGTTTCGGGTTCCACCGGCTTGACTTCTACCGGCTTTTCTTCCTTGTAACCGGCGCGTTTCAGGCGGGCAATTTCGCTCGGGTGAGTGACCTCAAATGTCACACCATCTTTGGTGAGAAACATTTCACACCACCTACGAAGCCTTGTTGTGGCGATAAATACCGTTGACTTTGTTGTCAGGGACAAACGCGTCATGGTACAGGCGGTACTGCCACAGATGACCATCACTCAGTTGGTTGACTTCAGGAGCGAAGTACTTGACCTGATTCAACTTGATCGGCTGAATAACAGCGGAGGGGTGCAAAAGCAGGAAGTTCATATCCTTGCCAGAGCCATGCTTGCTGAAGCCGCCCGCGTCGCTGGTTGCACCCGCGTTCAAAGAAATCTGGGTATAAAAGCGCGCCTGGGGCACGGGGATGATCTCAGTCTGTTCAAGGAATTTGACGGCGCGATTAAGAGCGGCATCATTGCTCCAAGTGCGGGTCATGGCACCCTTCAAAAGTTCGTACAGGGTGTAGGTGATGAACAACTTGCGCCCTTCCTCAGGGACTTCATCTTCATTCAGGGCGAGATTGGCGGCGTCGATAGCAGCCAGAACATTTGCAGCGGTGGAAAGGGTCGCATCACTGGCATAGTTGCCGGCATTGGTAGCGTACTTGGCAAAACGGTACGCGTCGATTTCGGGACCGACATACACACGCATCCATTCACGCATGAGGTTGCCGAGAACCAAGCCGAGGGATTCCTCATTGTCCATCTTGTCAAGAGTGAACGCACGCCCGCGTTCGGCGGCAAGCTGCATGGTTTCCCAAGCGGCGGTGATGTCACCGGCGGGATAGCCAGTGGTACGGGAATAATTGCCCAAGCCGACGGCGGACAATTTCATAACCTTGACTTCATTGGCACCCAAGAAATCGGGGGATTGGGTGAGAGCGTCAAGCATGGCGGTTTTGCTTTCCAGCTTGTAAACCGCATCGATCAATGCAAGGAATTTGCTTACGAGAGAAATAGAAGTAGCCATTACCTTTTATCCTTCAGGTGGTTTGATACCCGCGCCTTTGAACATAGCGGCTTCAAGTGCGTCGGGTACACTTTGTTTTGGATTGTTGCCGCCCGTAACGATCTTGGGGGCGGGTTCGTTGGATTCAAACAAGTAATCTTTGGCAGTTTTCAGCGGGTCAATCTGTTCTTTCAAACCGACAAACTTGCCGTCATCGCCCAACTTCAACATATTGCGTTTCAGGTGGGGAATGACATCAGCGGGATCTTTGACCTTATGTTCTTTGAGAGCGTCCTTAAGTGCAACATCAAACTTGATTGCTGCAACTTGATCAGCGGCATCTTTCTGAGCCTGTTCAAATTTGGTTTTCCACTCATTGACGGCGGCGTCGACTTCCTCGGGTTTCTTCATGCCCTTGAAGCCCTCAATTTGCGTGTTGGCTTCTTTGAGTTGATTCTTGAGTGTGTCCGCTTCACCTTGCGCCGTGGTCAAATTGCTTTTCAGAGCTTCGGTGCTCTTTCCGTGCAATGCCATAATTGCATCAATGGCGGCATCTTCCAAATTCAGTGCTTTCAAATCCTCGCGCTTCATGTTTGTAATCCTTTCACTACGCTTTTTGAGTTGGTCGCTCCAACTGTGTTTGCCCCTGTCACGGTAGGGCTTGCCGATGTACGCAATCCTTTAGGACTGCGTTTATCTTCCGCGAAAATGATATACACATGCGCGGGGCGTGCCTATTACCTAAAGCGTGTACACTGGGATGTAAATGATGCAGTACAATTATTTAATGGAGCGGAAGGCATAACATGCTGCTGATCCCAGCGGAGGCTAAACGTGACGCGGAAGAAATGCCCGTCATTGAAGCCCCTCTATACATGGAATATTGCAGGTTCGAGTCCTGCCCGCTCCACTAATAAACAATTAACAAAAACAACACCATGTTTGACAATAAAAAAACCGCCTGCATTGCGCAAGCGGTTTTTGATTTATTTCTTTACTGACTTATCCAGCCAAATCCCCAACGCCATGCCCACATCCAAGGCGAGTATTCAGCAATAAGATTTGCCAACCAATATGGAAACTTCATTTTCAGTAAACGCACTTTAAATAAAATTCGCGCCAATTTTGTAAACATGGCATGAAATATTTCAAGTGCTTTTCTGCAAGCCTCTTGGATAACATGCCAAGCATTTAAAATAACTTCACTAATATTTTTTAAGGCACTTTTTAGGTTTTCGAGTGCCTCAATTTGCTCTTGGGTCAATTCAATTTTTGTTTCCATATTTTTAGTATATCACCTCTTGATACTCAGTAGTATCTTTCTTCCCCTTGGTTTTCGATATGCCACAATCCGCCCAGAGCACACGGGGCAAGACTCCACATGCGCCCGTAACTCTGCCCGAATCGCTGCAATCTTTTCGGGCTTCCGCGCCCGCTGTTTTTTCATGCGCAATTGGAAAAACTCGCCACAGGTTGCCATATCACTACTCAGTATCCATCACGCAAAACTGCGGAGTTGTGATCGTACCATCAGCCAAAATACTGTGATACACACCGCCGATTTTATTACGGCTCATTGACGCAACCCGCCATGCGTGCGCGGTTTTGCCCTGCCAACTCGGACAAACAATGCCATGCATTGTAGAAAATACCATTTCCTCACGATGTATATAAACATCGTATCCAGGCACATGCACATGATTGGTATAAACAATATCAGGACTTCGCTTTTTATCTTTCAGCGCATCAAAATAAATGTTCTTAAGCCAGTTCCTGATTCCATTTCCTTCATTCGGTCCTTTGCCTGGGTTCGGTCCGTGATGGGCAAACCAAGACATTGTGCCGTTGGTTTCCAACTTCAGCAAATCCCATACAAAAAATTCACCATCAGGCACGGCATTTAATTCCTCACCGATGTATGTTTCCATTTCGTTGACATGCACTTGAGTACCACGGGTATAGTACAGTTCATCCCCGCGCCTCCAGCCAATGCGCCGCTGGATTTCGTTCATCAGTTCAATGTGTATGTCTGCCTGTTCCAATGGGTTGATTGTGCAAACGTCCCCGCTGTGATGGTGATCGCCGTCTATTGCATCGCCATTATGCACTAGTTCAATTTTTTTATCCCCACGGCGAGTAGCTATTTCATCGCAAAATACTTCTAAATGCCCACGGATTTTAATTTGTAAACTGCGGGGAATGTGACTTGTGTTTTTGCCGTGCCATTCCCTGTTAAGGAATAAGGCATAGTTGCTACCCGAGTGCAAGTCACCAATTACCACGCGCATGACATCACGAGCGGGCGGTTCGGCTACATAAAATCCTTGCAATGGTTTGGTAAATGTAGTTTCAGGAATCATTTAATTATTTGTTCCCGTACAGATTGCCTATCTAATTCGGTTTCTGCAATAAATTCACGCATGGTTTGTTGCCACTGCTTGACCTTTGCAGTCTCCTGTGTGGCATCCAGCCCCGCGGCTTGCAATGCCGATTCTTGACGTTTCCAAAAGCGTATTTTGCGTTCGATTTCCCGTTGGTACTGAGTAGCTTCGTAAAAGTCTATTTCTTTGCCTTGGTACGTAACCTGCTTATTATTCATGTCACGTACTTCAGCGCGGGTGTATGCGTTCTCAGACAACCCCTCAAAAAATGGATAAAAACTATGTCGGCAATTCCACCCGCCTAAACCTTCGCCCGTGCCATACCCTGTGGATTTTACAAAATCAGGATACTTGGGATGTGTACCGGATCGGCTATAAATCTTGCCTTGCCATTGCGCGTGATTCTCTGGACCCGTGCCTTTATTACGCGCCCCCACGTGTGCTGACACTGCTACCAAATCAGATCCCAATTCATCGGCGCGGGTCATTTGCAACGTGTTTGCTGTTTGCGCCACGCCTGTAAGTACAGCCCGCCGCATGGCAACATCTATTTTGTCACGGTGCCCGCTTGCATAATCAACCACGTCCAACCCATCGGCGGCAAGTTTCTTAACTGCCATACGTATAGCTTGGTCATAGGACATTGCACCGGTTGATACTTGGTAGTAGGCTAAATCAGCGGCTTTGATAAATGTCTGTTGTGCATTTAGCACGGTTGTTTGTGTCAGGTTGTTGATTACCCCATTGGTTTTGTCCAATGCCGCCGCAAGTGCTTGCACCATCGCGGGTGACATATTCAGTGGCAACGGATTCATCCCCGCGGCTTTGTAAATGGCGTCATCAAATTTGATAGCCTTTACACCCGCCGCTTTTAGGATTTCTCGAAGTGCGCTTTCTGATTTTCCTGTGAGTTTGGATAACTTTTTCAGGATGTCCTTATACAACGCTCCCGATTCACTGAGGCGTTGCACCTGCCAGGCGGCTGAAGCAAAATCAAGGTTTTTGAGCCGCCGTGCAATGTCCTCTATTACGGATGTTTCATAATCCGTGTAAAGCGACATCATAGGATTTACAAAAGCGTCAAACTGAGAATCAGTAAGCAACTAAACACCTGCATTTACACTGTCAAAAAATGACACTGGTTGTCTCTCTTCATCCATCATGGCAATCATCTTGCGGGCAGTGGCTTCATCCTCGCCATAATTGCGCATCCGGAATTCAACCTTACTCATAACCTGCCCAAGTGCCTGCAGGTCCTGATTGAATGCCGTGTCATGATCGGCAACTACTGAATCATCCCACCAATAGGTAGTGGAATACGCGCCCGCGGGTGCAAGGTTGCCAATTGTTACCCAAACATCCATGGCATAAATCAGCGCGTCAAATGCCGACTGTAACGATTTTTGTGCATCTGTCACAGTGGCGTAGTAGCGTTGTTTACCTGCCTTAATTTCAGTAGCAGTCAGTGCCACGGCTTCAGGGTTGGACAAAATGCCATAACTGAATCCGCACGCAAATTCAATGCGGCGCAAAATGGCATCAAGACCATT